CAACAAAGTCTGCGAACACTGCATCAACAGGTTCAATCGTGCCGTCTAGGTATTCAACTTGTAAAGCAATTTTCATTACTTCTCCTTCTAATAGTTTTTAATTAAACAGTTGTTTTAACGAGTGTTCCACCAGTGAACGAAAGACTTGTCATCATCAACTCTCCGATTGCGCCAGCCACAGGTGTATGCGCTGCCAAGAATGCCCCTGTGATCGTGTAGGTCGGGTTCGTGGCTGACACTGCACCGCTATCGGCACGAATAATTAAAGTTGTAGTTGTGCCAACAAGAGGAAAGATTGTCGCCTCAACAAGGCTTGTTGCGAAGTCTTGCATAAACTCAATATCAACAGAATTGTTTTGCAACCCACCAGTGAACTTGTGCCCACCATCACCGAACGCTGTTACCTCTACCGAATCAATTTCGTAATTTAGGGTGACTGAGTTAGATTTCGTGGATAGGTCAATCGCATTGACAGTTACGAGTGCGTTAGTTAAAACTTTAACAGCCATATTTATTTGTCCATTTCTTTCGGTTCTTGTTTTGCTACTTTAACATTAACTTCTGCCAAATGTCCACCATCAACAAGCGCATCAACATTCAAGCCTTCAAGATCATCGCCGTTAATGTTGTCGCCCTGTTTACCTAGTGTGCAGTTGTCGCTAATCACTTTATAGTTTGTCATCGCTGTCCTATCCGTGAACGGTAACTTGAAATTGGATTTGTAAAAACTCTGCATCAGCAGAACTTAAACTTGTTATGTTTGCACCCGATGGTAGCACCAAAGTTTGGCACACGCCACCAAGCGTCTTATCTGACTCAATCGCAGCACGCACACTTTTTGCACCTGAAAAAGAAAGAAAATCGTCAAGCAAAGCGAAAGCGTTTCGATCAACATATCTGCCCACAATCACATTCACAGTCCAATCCATAACGACATCACCACCACCAAACGCCTTGTGATAATCAATTCGGTTCAAAGTAGGAAACGCAAACGGTGGGTTTAACTGCTCAGGCTGATACGCCGAAGTGCGAAGCCCTGCAATCGTGGCAAGATTCGTAGCAAGCCCTGTGGCAACCTGAGAAACTGTTGCAGGCATCAGATGACACCGAAACGGCGATACGGTGAAAGAAGATCACGCACATCAGGATCAACAGCCCGAACCGTGATCGCCATATCAGCGAAACCGACAACACCTAGCGCAGCGTTAAGGCGTGCGAACTGGCGCATAGCGAGCAGAATAGTTGCTTGATTGATGTCATCGGGAACAGATGCCCAACCCCAAGCAGCCGTTACTTGCACAGTTTCGAATGACGGCGTTGTTAGTAACGGGAAAGTGTTGCCACCAACCATACGAGCGGATTCATACGGGCGTGCAAAAATCGGCACATTTCGTGGCTGTAGCACATAATCTGTGCCTTGAACCAAAGTCTGAGCGTAAGTGCCGTTGCCTGCCGTATCAATCTTGATCGTCACACTCGTTGAAGAAACATCTCTGCCAAACACAATCAGATATTCGTTGTAAGGATACATTGGCACGGCAGTCTGACTTGTCACATAAAAGAACCTGCCTGTGAAGCCATCAATGCGCCGTGAAGCAGACTCAATAGCGTTCTCAAGAAGCGTGTCATCAGTTGAATCAGTTATGCGCAACGCAGATTTAAGTTCAGCCAGCGTGCAGTAACCGTTCGTGATTGCCATTTGTTAAACCTTTTTTTTCTTGCCACTTTTCAACACAGCAGTTTCCAACACAGGTTCAACCGCAGCAGTTTCAACTTCCTCGCTCATATATTTGTGATCGAAACCAACTTCACGCAACGCAACATCAACCGCTTTCACACGATCTTTCAAACCTCTGCGCTCATAACTAGCACGCTCGACCAATAGGGCTTCAATATATTTGTTCATCACACTCCGTAAATGTTTAAGGTTGCTGACACCACGAAGGATATCAGCAACCTTTCAACAATTCTTTTAATCAACTTTAGAAAGTTGGTGTGACTAATCCAGTGCCTCCGACAAGTGCAAAAGCATTTGGGTAACGATTTGCGGTGAATGCGCTGTATCCGTAAACAACCATCGTCACATCAAGTTCAGCACCCTTTGGTTGCTCGAATCGCAACATCATCGGTTCGCCTGCACCTTGTTCAAACAAGTGTGCTTCTTGAGTGTTACCAACAATGATCACATCTTCGTTCGTGCCTGTGCCGTTTGTGGTGATGACATTTGCGTCTGTGATAATTGGCAAGCCAAGAATCGTGTAACCGCTATTGCCATACACAGGTGAACCGTTACCTGAAGCGAATGCAGGCTGACCGTTGAAGTTCGGAACTGGCACTGCGAGTGGTCGCTTCTGATCATCAACTGCTGCGAGGATAAATCCAAGTCGGCGTGGGTGCATCAAAATAAAGTTTGGTCCAGCAAAGAAGTTTGTCTGAATGCGTTGCACACAGTCCACAATTTTTGGATAAAGTTCAGCCACAGTTGGTGAAGCATCGGTGTATGTCACAACCTGAGTGATGACATTCGTTAGCGATGTTGCCGATGTGGTTACAAACAATGAATCCAAGTTTGTGTGATATGCAGCAACAAGATCAGCCATAACAAGCGAATCGATGTTTGTGCCACGCTCTAAAGCCTGACGAGAAACATTCTGCTGACCTGCAACGGTCACGATGCTCACATCAAGTTTTGTGTCGTCCATATTTGTTTCTTGAACAGCAGCACCTTCAGTTTGAACTGCTGTTGCTGAGCCAGTTGTAACTTTGCTGATGCTGATTACCAAACCTGATTCAGGTAGTTGGTGTTTGCGTGCCTGATCGAGGAACGGGCGACCTGCACGAGCGAACGGTGCAGCCAACTCGGTCAAGAATTGTGGCACGATCAAGCCAGCGAAGTTTGCGCTGGTCACATCACGGCGTTCAATCTTTTCTTCGTTCATATGGCGAGCCAAACGCTCTTTTGCTGCGTAGTCATTGCTGAACTGTGCGCTGTAAGCGTCACGAATGAAAGATGTTTCTGCTTGTGTGCTGTAGGTGCGAGCCTCAGACTTCACAACTGTTCCACCGACAGCAACATCAAACTTCTTTTCTTTGCGAAGTTCTGCTGCTTCTGCTGAACGCTTTTCAAGTTCTGAATGCTTTTCGATTTGCTCATCGAGTGATCGAACATCGGCAAGTGCTGAAGTGATATCGGCATCTTCCTCTGTGGTTAGTTCTCGTGCTTCTGCTTGCGCTGCTGAAACAATCGTTTCAGCCTTTACAAGTGCAGCGTCACGCTTTTCTGTGAGTGTTGCGCTAAATGACATAGTGACCTCCAATGGTCAATCGGTTTACTGTTTGCCTCAGTGAAAAGATCAGTGACCCGTTCTAGGGTCGGCTGTTTATCGGCTGCGTAACTTCTCTATCGCAATCTGCGATGAACGCAAACGCAACTTCGAAGTCGGTGAAAGAATAACAGGTGCAGAAGCGTTACGCAACTCTGCAACCGTTTCTTCATAAGCAGGAAATGTCACAACACTCACATCGAAGAGTTGCACTTCACGAAGTTCACGAACGGTGCGATCATCAGACCAGTTATCTTTGATCGTGCGGAAAGCAAAACTCATTTGATTCAAGTCGCCTCGTTTCATCGCTGAGATAATTCGTGCAGCATCAGGGTTGCTTGGGTCAAGTTCTGCCTCAACACGCAAACCACGATCATCTTCTTCTAAAACTAAAGTGCCTGAGCGTGTTCGTGCGAGTGGCACTCCTTCGTGATCGATCAACAGGCGAACATCTGCGCCATCGTTAATCGTTTTGCTAAACGCACCACGCTTCACATATTCAATAAATGGCATCGGCTCAGAAGGCGAATCGAAAACTGATGCGTAACCAATCAAAGTGTTGCCATCGCCTTCGGCACGAACTTCAAGATTGCTGTATGCAATAGTTCTTTTTTCGTCAATCGGTTTTGCAATCCAGTTGAATAGTTCGCTCATAGTTACCTCACATTAGTTTATTTTATTTGGATTTGGAACTGCTCGAATATTTCGGGTGTGAAGGTTTGAGCAGATCGTTGTCGGTGACATATTTCGGGTTCGCTGGTGCGCCCGTTCTAACTAAGAAAAGAAACGCATTCACTCGTGCCATCGCCCACTGCGCCCGACCAATGTTGGGTCTGTGCGATGTTGAGAACGCACCGCTGCCCCTTCGATACACCGCTTTCAAAGCACCAACAGTTGTCCGTGTCCAGTCAGGGCGGTTACGGTCTGCCATCTTTTGATTGTGTTCTTTCACCTTGTTATCTAAAGCGGTAACAGTTGCCTCGTTGAGAACGATGCCACCAGTTTTGCCTTGAGCCGAACCTTCAGGGTTCACTTTGCTGCCGATGATTTGATCTTTCTTAGGTGCAGGCGCACGAGTCTCATTCTCTAACTGGCTGACAATTCTTTCGGCGTATGCTTGCGCCCGTCTTGCGCTCGCCTTGCTTGCACCGCCTCCCCACAACAGCATCGCAGTCAATCCAGCAGTTATCTCATCACCTTGAACAGCGTCAAGATCAACGATGTGGCGTGCAATCCACGGCGATATTTTGCGCCATTTGCTTTCGCTTAACGCTTCACCATTTGCCATACGGCGAGCATCAGCGACAGTTGCAGGCATAAGCCCATCACCTGATTCGCCTTCACCGTGTAGCACAAGTCCACGCTTCGCAGATGCACGCATAAAAGCAGGCGCAACAAGATTCACCGCCCGATATTCGTCATCATCTTCCATCTCGCTCGAATCCATCGGCTCATCTTCTAATTCTTTTTGCCCTTCCATATGGGCTGCCTTCGCTGCCATCAACAATTCGATTGCCTCATCAATCGCTGCATTCATATCTTCGTTTCTTTTCGAGCGTTCATCAGCCGTAGCGATATTAAGAGCAGTCATCTGATCTAATGCTTCTTGATGTGTGGCGTGGCAACCGCCATCAACAGGCATTGTTGAACCAACTTTTACTACAGCGTGACCATCACAATTCTCTGCGTTCATAATTACTTCGTATGGCATAATTTATTTCTCAGGCGGTATTGCGTCTGTGCCGATAACAGGTGTCACCGATGGCGCAACGAACTGATCGCCACCCTCATAAGGTTCACGGTTTTCGATCTCTCGTGCTTCGTTTGGTGTCATCGTGCCCGACATAATTTGTATTTGTGCTGCCTTAACACGGGTCATCAAATCGGCTCGTAAGAACTCTGCTGCGTTGAAACGAACTTGTTGTGTGAGTGGCAACATTTCGCTGAACGCTG